CACCGTTGAGCACGACCTGCAGGTTTTCCAGGGTGGACTCGACGAGGTTGGTCGACACCTTGGCGTTGCGCTCGGTGAGCGACGAGGCGATGTAGTCGGCCACCTGGTCGCACATGTGCGACTCCCATGACTGCGAGACGGTGAGGCTCACACCGTCGTCGGTGCCGCCCAGGTCGATCCAACCGGGGTCAAGCGCTTCGCTCGGGTCGACGGGCTCGACCACGCTGTCGTCGAACGGCGCGGCGTAGAGGTCGGCGGGGCCGACGATGATATTGGTCGTGGTGACGGCCATGGTTACTCCTCATCCTTGCTGGGCTTGCTGGGCTTCGGCGCGGCAGGCGTGGTCGCCTGGCCGCCGCCGGACGTGGTGGACTTCGGCTGCTCGCTCTCGGCGAGTAGGCCCATGCGCTGTAGGTCGGTGTACTCGGCGTCACCCACGGTGACTTCCTCGTCGGGCGTCCGCGCCAGGCGGACCTTGTGCTCAGCCATCCTCACTCCTCTATCTGTATCCAGTGGAAATGCAAGTCCGCCGAGTAGCGGGCAAACCCGCCCTCATCGCCGGGGATGCGGCGCGGTTCGGTGGTGGCCGCGACCTCGAACAGCCGCGCCGCGAAGTACTCGTCGCGCAGCACGATCGGGTCCGGCGTGGTGAAGCACGCGGCGAGGATGTTCTCAATCAGCGTGTTGGCCTTGCCCCAGGGTGGGCGTTTCGATCCGGGGTTGACGGCCCAGGTGTCGACCTGCACCACGGGGTTGCGTAGCGGCACATAGGCGTCGGGGCTGCCGCCGACGACACCGACCACCTGCACGAACCCGTCGGCGGCGAACGCCTCGGCGGCGGGCAGCGTGGTGCCGACGCTGCCGCTCGGCACGCCGGGCAGCGTCTTGAGCCACGCGACGGCGATCAGCTCGGTGTTGGGGCGGTGCAGGGGGAGGGTCATGCGAGGCTCCTGCCCTGCATGGCGGCGGGCCGCAGGTATGGCTGCGCGCGGGTGAACCTCGTGCCCAGCTCGACATACACGGCGTACTGGTCGCTGCCGACCGTGCGGCCAACGGTGGTGGCCCGCAGCTCATAGCTCCAACGTCGCTTGTGCTTCGCGCGGATATTCCAGCGCAGCCACCCGGTGTCGACCGGGGCGTAGCGCTTGGCGTCGCGCTCCATCGGACCCATGGCTTTGGAATAGATGCGGGAATCCACGTGGTCCAACAGGGAATCGATCCCCTGTTGGTTCATGCGCACGCTTGCCATGGGCCACACGCCTTTACGTCGGTGGTCGTCTGTTTTTCTCTGCCCGTTTACGGGGCATCGCGAGAAATCAAGAAACCTGTTTGGCTGTCAGTCTAATGTCTGCGCTACCAGTAAGCGAGTATTTCGAGGTCACGGTGTCGATCTGGTAGACAATTCCGGTGGTGTTGTCTTTCACACGGTCATGCGGTGCGAAGGGAAACGCGTTCGGCCGTAGCCGAATCGACACTCCCTCGATCACGGTCGCCCGGCCGGTTGTCGGGTCGAACGCGCGTTCTGATATCTCGGATATATAGGCGGGCAGGTCGGCGAATCCGGCCAGCACCGCATCCGACTCCACCTCGTCGCCGTAGGAATCGGTGGCCGCGGTGCGCGACAACACCGCCACGGTCGTGGTCGGAATGAATGTCGACACCTAGATTCCCCCGCTCACCGGATACCAGGGCGCGCCGCCGTCGGCCTCGTCGCGCAGGTACGCCTGCTCCCACTCGGTCAACGATCCGAACCGCGAGCCCGCGCCGGTGCCGACCATCCGCGACTTGTTCCACGACAGCCGGTCCAGCGAGCGCTTCGCCAGCGGCGCGAGTTGCGTGGCGTCGGGGTTGGCGTAGGTGAACGACGCGCCGTCCTGCGACACGCTGGCCGCGTCGGTGCGCGCCAGGAGGTCGGTCTGCGCGGCCTGCCAGGCAGCCTGGAACACGACAGCCATCTTGAGGCGATAGGCGTCACGCGCGGTGATGTCGGTGTCCGTCGTGGCGTCGGGGTCCACATCGGCGAACACCTCGATCACCGAATGCGCGAGCGCGACCGTGGCGTCGGTGACGGCGACGCCGGTCTTCTCAGTCACCTCGGCCGCCGTGGTCCAGGCCATGGCCGGTTACTCCTGCCCCGGGTAGGGGCCGTCGCCCGGGTTGTACTCCAGATCGGCGGTCATCTCGCCGGTGTTCTCGACGACGGGGCAGGCGTAGGTGATGTCGCCGCCGCCGCCCGGTGTCTCGTCGCGGTACGCCTCGGCCGCGGGGCCGGTGGCGCGCCAGCCGAAGTTGACCGCCTGGCGCTCGGTCTCCTTGCGGTTGGCGATGTCCTGGTCGGTGCCGGGCTGCTCGTACTCGCCGACGATGAACGTGTAGTGGAATCGGCCATCGCGCACGCCCAGCTTGACGGGCTGGTCGGACGGGGTGCTGGCGACGCCGAGCGCGCCCTCACCGTCGTCGGTCGTCTGCGTGCTGTTCGCCTCGCTGAGCCGCTCTTCCAGCTCTGCCTTCGTGCCGCTGGTCGGCAGACCCAGCGTCTCAAGTTCGGACTGAAGCTCTTCCTTTGTGGCCATGCTGTCCTCCGTGCGATGAAGGTCTGTAGTGGTGAAACCCGGCCTACCCACCGTAGCGGGCAGGCCGGGCGAACTACTAGGCGATGATCTCCAGCACGGACGCGGCGGCGGGGTCGCCCAGCGCGAACGCCTTGCGGGTCCGCATCTTGAGGTAGGCGACGTCGCTCAGCGCACCGGGGCCGGTGAAGGCGTCGGTGACCTGAGACATGAGCCGCTCGCGGTCACCCACGACCAGCATGCGCCGCGGCACCACGACCAGGATCGCGTTACCGGCGACACCGGTGAGACCGGCACCGGCGGTCGGCGACTGAGTGGCCGTGGCCGACAGTCGAGCGCCCCGCGACCAGAAGATCGGGTAGCTCGCCAGCGAGGACCCGCGCTCGTCGTAGACGTTGATACCGGCGGAACCGTCGGCGGAGATGCTGCGGAAGTGCGGGCGGAATGCCGGGGAGGCGATGACCGCGAGGGACTCGTCGGACCACTCGCTGTCCTCGGCCACGGCGATGGCGTCAAGCACGGCGTCGCGCATGGCCGCCGCGGTGGCCCCGGTCGACACGGTGGACTTGTTCGTCGCCGCCGCGTAGACGGAGGTGTAGGGCACCGTGGTGCCATTCTCCGCGCCGGTGACGGCCAGTGCCGCGTTGTCGAACAGGATCGCGGTGCCGGACGCGCCAGCGTCCTTCTTGGCGTTCACGATGTTGACGAAGCCCGCCGCGTCCTTGATGTCCTCGTCGGCCAGCGGCACGGCGACACCGATCTTGCGAGCGTTGAGCAGCAGCTCGTCACCGGCGTTGTCGTCCAGGGTGTACGCCTGGCCCTTGGGGATGAAGTACGCGTCAGCGTCCCCAGCCTTCGGAACGTGCTTGACGTCGGTGGACATCGGCTCGTGCCGCGAGGTGGCGCGGTCGACGGCCGACGTGTTCGTGAACTTCGTGACGACAGCGCCGCCCCATTCCTCGGGGACCCACGCATTGACATCAACAGCCATGATCTACTCCCTTGATGAACTCGATTGCTCTGGGCCATCGGTCCATCACGTGACACGTGGCTGTCTGTCTACGGAGTCTACACGTTAGGTAGACGGTTAGTGCTCATCACCACAGCTTCAGCGCGGTGATTACCCGGCACGCTCGGTCTGCGACGTACCCCCATGCCGCCGCGCGCGCGCTGTGGCCCGCGCGATCATGGGCGTACCACTTCCGGTAGGCCCGATGCCACAAGCCCTCCGGGAGGCGATGGCGCTGCTCGTCGCACGGGCAGGAGATCATCACGACCCACCACCGAAGAACGCCTCGGCCTGTAGCTCGGTCGCCGACTTCGCCCGCTCGGGTGTGCCGGACTTCGGGCTCGCGCCGATACTGGCCGCCTTCACGGTCTTGCCCTGCGGCGCGAAGAACTCGGGGAAGCTGTCCTTGAGGTCGTCGATCGCATCGTCCAGTCCGTCCACCGTGCCGTCCTCGCTCACGGTGAGGTCGTCGGTGTCGAGCAGCTTCATCACGCGGTCCAGGCGCGCCTTGCGCTTGTCGCTGTCGCTGGGCAGCGCCAGCCCCGCCGACGTGAGCGCGGAGGTTGCCGCGGTCCGGATGATCAGCGGGCGGTACTTGCCCTCGACCTCGCTCGCGGTCTGCGACTTGATCTCGGCCAGTACGTCCTCGGCAACGCCGTCGGCATCGTCGGCCTTGTCGTTCTTGGCCTCGGGCTTGCCGTCACCGTTCTTGCCGGTGACCTGCTTGCGCCACTTCTCCGCCTCGCGGTTGGCCTTGCGTTGCGCCTTGCGCAACGCCGCCAGCTCGGCCCGCAGTTCCTCTGCCGACTTGCTCTCGTCGGGGTCGATGTCGTCGGTGGACGCGGCACCATCGTCGGTGCTCGCGTCTTCGTCGCCCTTGTCGTCGGTGGTGGCCTGCGTGCGGAACAGGTTGGCCGCCTGCGCCAGCGTGGCCGGATTCGGTGCGCTCGTCCCATCGGCGGTGCCGGGCGCGTCCTGCGTGTCGGGCTCTGTCGGACTGGTCATCACGACCTGCCTTCCTGGTCTGGTCTTTGATCTACAGGTTATGCGGTTGCACGTGCACTTGCATCACCGTTCGGCGACGGTGGTTCCTCGGCGGCCTCGAACTCACGGCCCGGCTCCGCCTCGACGGGCTCGGGCTCCTCCCATTCATCGACCTGCTCGGGCGCGTAGCCCGCTTCGATCAACGTCTGTCGGACCGGCACCCCGGACCGCTGCTTGATCTCGATGGTCTGCCAGCCCTCGGTGCTGTCGACGCGCTGCGCCGACTGCCAGTTCACCGTGACCACCACATCGGGGAAGCCAAGGATTCTCATGGCGAACTTGTAGGCGGCTTGCAGCGTGGCCCCGAGCGACGCCTGCCGCGTCTCCGCGCGCTTGACCAGGGGTTCCTTGCCCTCGCGCTGCGACTCGCCAGAGACACGCTGGTTGCGAGTGGATAGCTCCATGGGCGTACCGGTCGCCAGCGCCATCAACTCGACGTGCTGGGCGATCGGCTCCGTGAAGTTCGACGCGGGGCTCGCCTCCAACTGGCCGACCGCATCCGTGTCGTGCAGCTTGGCGAGCGTGCCCGGCTGCCCGATGTTGTTGTCGGTCCTCGCGGGCGGCGTGCGCTCGTCGTCGCCCCAATCGGAGAGGTCGGCGCCGGTGGTGCCGGACTTGCTCAGCGCGTACCGGAACGGCCAGCCGTAGTAGTCCACCGCGCTGAGCTGCGTCGCGACCAGCTTCGTGAGGATGTTCTGCGGGCCGTAGGCGTCGACATGCTCGGGCGTGCCGTAGGGCCGTGCCGTGCGCAGGTGGAACACCGGGATCTGGCCCCAGGGGTTCGCCACGGTGCCTTGCTCGTCGCCCGCCTCGTCCTCGGTGTACGGCTTGAACTGGTTGTCGCGGTAGTCCGGCTCGCCGTGATTCTCTTCGATCTTGCGCACGGACACGTAGCGCTCGGTGCGATCGGCGTAGTGCAGGTTGACGCGCTGGCGGTCATCGTCGGTACGCCAGGTGTGCACGACGTAGCGGATGCTGCGCGGGCTCTCCTCCGAGTAGACCGCGCGCATGCCCTCCGGGGCGTGCAGGAACACATCGACCGAGTCGGCGACCGGCGACGCCTCGTCCAGATCCTGCCCGGGGGTCGGCCAGACCACGAGGTAGGCGTCACCGTAGGTGAGCGCTTTGAGCAGCGCGTCGGGAATTTCGATGTCCTGCTCGTTGGCGCGGTACACCTTATCCATGAACAGCTCGGTGAGTGCCTCGTTGGACTCCTCGCCCTCGACCGACACGGACACCGACGCGATCTCCAGGCGGTCATGGATCGCGAGCACGGGGCGCTTGGCAAGGTTGACGCGGTAGCGGTCGGCCGAGCTGCGGAGCTGCGCGGCAATGCGCGGGTTGGCGAACAGCTCCTTGGCCGTGCCGGTGAAGAACTGGCGGGCCAGCTTGTACTCGGGCAGCGCGCCGGTGATCGCATACAGCCCGGCCGTGAGGTCGCTCATCTGGTCTCCCTAGCTCGCATAACTCGACACGGACGCCGTGATCGGCCCGCGCCTGCGCGAGTCCTTAGACGATCGTCTCACATGTTGTGGCTCCAGCCAGTAGCGCACACCGTGTGTGACCGCATCGACACGGTCATCGTGGGCGACGGCGGGAAACGCTCGCATCTCCGCCTCGGCCTCCACGAACTTCTCGGTGTGCACCACGCGGTGCGCCTGGTAGTGGTTCAGCGCGGCGGCCGCGCGGACCTCTTTCGACTCGTAGGCGTGGATCAACTCCAGCGGCACGGGCAGATCGGCCATGATGTCACGCCACGTGTCACCGCCCTGGTTGCACTCCAGCACCACGCGGCGCGCCTCCGGGTAGCGGTTGCACAGCTTGATCACATGGTCGCGCAGGGCGTGGCCGGTGAGCTTCACCCGCGAGATGTGGCGCACCTCGACTGACGGCCCCGTGCCGCCCCCTGGTGTCGACGCTGGCGCGCGCATGGCCGTGATCGCCACCCCACACCAGTCCGACGAGGTGGAGACGCTCACGGGCGGATCGAGGAAGATGGCACAGCGTGTCGTCGCGCCGACCGTGCCGTAGGTGATGTCGTCATCGGTCCAGTACCCGCCGTCACCGGCGCTCGGATCGTTGGCGTAGTTCAGCGCGTAGTCGTGCGTGTGTTCGATGCCGAGCAGGAAGTCGACCGGCCAGAGCTGCGGCCACAGGCTGCGCGGCTCGCCGTGCTCGTCGCGGATCAACGCCTGGAAGTGGTGCCCGGTGACGTGAGCGTCACGGACCCACCGAATGTCTCGACCCTTGGTTGAGACTTCCACCAGGTCGTGCATGATCGACCCGTGCATGGTGACCGTGCCGACGAAGCACACGACGGCGTAGATGTTCATGGGGAAGACGCCGTTGAGTATCGTCGCGAGGCGCTTCTCTTTCAGGTACAGCGAGTAGTTGCTGGCGTCCGGCTCGACGTCGTCGAACAGCAGCAGGTCCGGCCGCCGGTCCCCCTGCTTCGCGCCGAGCGTCTTGGCGTCCATGCCCTTCGCGCTGAACACCACGCCGGACTTGGCGACGTAGGTGGACTGATTGTCGGACACCGCGGCGCCGGTGCGCGGCCGCGTGGCCGGAGTGCACAGCTCCGGGTAGTCGACACGCAGCAGCGCGTTGTGGTCGAACTCGCGTTTCAGTGAGGCGAGATGATTCTCCGCCTGTGAGCTGGCGTCGGAGTACGCCGCGATGTAGCGGCGGTGCCCGTGTGCCAGTGCCCACGCGGGCAGGATCTTGAAGAACAGCGTCGACTTGCCGGACCCTCGCGGCGCGACCCATGCGTGCCGGTTCGACGCAGCGTGCTGCTCGCCCGCCCAGCTTCGCGCCCAGCGGTACGCCGCCAGGTGGAACTCGGAGAAGCTGACCTCGCCGCCGGTCTCATCGCTGCTGAGTGCCTTGCGGAAGTAGATCAGCGCGAACAGCAGCGGGTCGGCCTGTGTGAGCACGCGGCGACCCTCCGGGGATTCGAGTAGCCGCTCCGGGATACCGGCGATGTAGTCGCGCCAGTCGAACGTCTCCGCGTCGGCGAGGTAGGGGTCGGTCATGCCGCGCCTTCCTCGGCGGCGGCGAGCTTCGCATCGTCGATCCGCCCCGCCCCCTCGAACGCGTCGACGGCCTCACAGCGACAGTTGACGTGCGCGGCGCCCGGCAGCCCGATGCTCGGCGGGTGCAGCGCGTCGAAATTCTTACCGTGGGCCGCGCGACAGTCGGCCGTGGTGCGCTCGTCAAGCTTGGCGCGCCAGCCGAGCATGACCTCCCCGGCGGCGGACGGCGTGGCGGCAGCGGCCTTCTCAGCGGCCGCGCGGGCTGCCTCTGCGCGCTTGGCCGTCGCCGCGCGGTGCGCCTCGTAGTGGCGAGCCTCCGCTGCCTTGGCCGCGTCGATGGCATCGGGGTCACCGGCGAGCAGCGGCGGGGCGAGGCGCTTGGCTGCCTTGACGAGGTACGCCGCACGGCGCTGCACGTTCTCCACCGTGCCGCGCACCTGAATGCGCGCCCCGGCACCGCGGGGCAGCTTCACGGCCGCGGCGGGCTTGGTCAGCTCGGGGAGGTTCAGTAGGTCGGTGACGCGCTTCGCGGCCGTGCCGACACCGCCCGCGCGGGCGAGGATCGAGGTGAGCGTTGCGGTCGACGCGCCGGTGGTGAGCGCGACGGCCAGTGCATTCGACGTCTCTTCCTCGTCGGCTCCCTGGCGTGGCAGCGTCACCTGCGGCTCGTGCCCGTAGACCTCGCTGTAGATGCGCCTGGCGAGCGCGGGCACGCGCCCGGCGGGGATACCGGCGCGGTGCAGCTCGGCGGTGAGCGCATGGTAGGGGCGGCCGGTCGCTGCCCAGCGGGCGAGGCCCGGCCCGTCCGACCAGTAGCGGAGCAGGCGCTGCGCGTCACCGGCGGCCATCACGCCACCAGGGTGATCAGGAACACGACCAGCATGACGAGGATGACGAGGACCAACGCGCGTTCGATGCTCATGACGATCTCCCTACGTGAGGACCCGCGGTGGCCCGCGCAGACCAGAGACACGGCCCACCGCGGGCATGGTCAGCTTAGCCCACGTGCCCGTTGCGGGCGGCGTCGTTGGCCTGCTTGAGCTGCACCGCGGCGCGCGCCTTGGCCTCGCGCAGCAGCTCCTGTAGCTCCAGGTCGGCCTGCGTCGTCTCGGTGACCTGCGCTTCCACCTGGACCGGCGCGTCGGCACCGAGCATCTTGGAGAGCCGCTCCTCGGTCTTGGCGAGCACCTCGGCGTTGCGGGCGAGTCGCCCGGCCTGCCGGGGGTCCTCTATCTGCTCCATGAGCTTATTGATCGCGATGGTGAGCCGGTCGATGGTGCGCTGCCGCCACTCGGCGGCCAGGGGGAGCACCCGATGGTCGCATTCCTCGGTGATGAGGTTGCCGATGGTGTTGGGGGACACGACGCCGCTGTAGCCCTCCTCGGTCATTATTCGGGCTATCTCGCGGTAGCTGTGTGCCCGCAGCGACAGCTCGTAGGCGCGGACGCGCTTCTCTGCGCGCTCCGTCGGTGCTCCGTGGAGTTGCGGTGGCTGTCCCATGATGTCCTGCTTTCTGAGTCCTGGTCTCCCTACCGATAGTAACTTGCACCGCCGCGAATCGGCGGGAAGAGGATGCCGTCTCGGCCATCGCCACTCCACCCCCGGGGCGGGATTTTTGACCTGACGGGGTAGACCCCCTCGAACCCCGCTCCACACCCCGTCACCTATAGACGGGGTGACGGGGTTGTGTGGACTCCGTTGACGAGGTGGTGACGGGGTGACGGGGTTGGGGGTCATAGTGGGCGATTTGCGTAGTAATGGGTGTCGCGCTTGTTCGGTTTCTCGCAACGGAGCGCTCCGTTGCCGAGCCCCAGCTTGAGTGCGCGGCGGATGTCTTTCTGCCCGTGGTCGGAGTCCTTGAGGTCTTTTTCAACCTGCCCGCCGGATAGCCCCGGCTTCTCGCGGAGCAGTTCGAGGACGGCCGGTAGCGCAGCCTCGGCGGATGCGTCACGCCGTGTGCCGCCCGCGGCAATGAGGTGGCGGTTCAGGGTGTTGTACCCGAGCCGCTGCTCGTCCTGCTCGACGTCACGGCCGAACGCTGAAATGTAGCGGTCCGACGATGGCTCGTCGGTCTCCCTGACGAGCCGCCACTCCACGTCCGGCCAGTCCCTGATGCGCGAGTCGCCGCGGGACCGCTCCCCGTTGTGGCCCATATGGTGCACCACCATGGCCTCCGAGACGCCTGCCTCGTCGAGCAGCGCGTCGAACGGCACCAGGAAACGCCCGGCGTCGGTGTGCTCGTTGAGCCCGAGCGAGTCGAGCACCGGACGCAGGCAGTCCAGGATGACGTACTCGACGTTGCGCTCGGCGAGGATCTTGGCCCACTTGGTCCGCACCTCGGGGTCCAGGATGTTGAATGCGGACGCCCTGCCCCGTAGCGAGATGACCGTGACGCGCTCGGCGTCGCCCACGGTCTGCTCCGCCAGCCACGCCCGAAGCTGAGACTGCGACATCTCGAAATCCAGCACGGCGATGGTGCCGGTGACCGGCTCGACACGGTACTGGCCCAGGAAGTCGTCGCCGTCGATGAGCGAGCGGATGACGTTCTGCGTGGTGGTCGTCTTGCCCGCCTTGTACTGCGCGGCGAGGATGACGCGCGCCTCGGCCGGTTGCCAGCCGTGGATACGCCACCGCGTCTCCTCTTCTGGCCTGGCGAGCAGCTCGGCGAGGCTGAGCACCTCGGGCATGGTTGCCGGTGGGCGTTCCTCGGCGTCGAGAATGCGCCTGGCCTCGCGCTGTCTGCGTTGCTTCTCAACCTCCTGCATCAGCCAATAGTCAACCCCGTCAGGGCCCCCCTCGGCGTCCCCGTCAACCCCGTCACCAGCGGAGATACCTTTATCGCCACCCTGCGCCCGTGGGACGGCCTGCCAGTCGTTGGCCGCCGAGCGGTACGCCGAGCGGATGGTGTCCTCGGCCTGCCAGGTGCGACCGTCGTAGACCGTCTCGCGCAGCGCGGCGTGCAGTTGTTTCTCCGCCTGCTCGCGCGTCCAGAACTCCGGCCCGAAGTGCGACATGATCTTGGCTGCCTCGTTGAGCCGGTTATTGATCTCGCCGTCGCGCGCACCCGCCAGCCGCTCTAGCGATGGCCGCACGTACTCGACGGCCTCATCGAGCGTGAAGGCCCGGTCCTCGTGGAACGGATCGCCCGCCGCCACCACCTCCATATGGCGCTGAGTGGCACGCACAGCCTCCAGCAGCTCGTCCGGCATGGCGGGGACCGGCCCGGTGCGCAGCCACGCGTAGCGGCCCGCTGGGTCGGCGTGGCGCGAGGGTGCGACGATGATGACTCCGTTGGTCCCGCGCACGTCGCCCCAATCGTCACCGAGGCTGCCCGTGGAGTTGCCGACGGGACGGCCCGTGGTCGGTTGCGCGAACAGGTAATGGCCGCGGGCGGGCTCGGCGCGCCGCGTCGATTGGAACGGCGGCTTGGCACGGTTCACACTGCGCGACAGTGTCGCCGGCGACTTGCCCGGGTTGTCGACGTCGAACACGGCGATGCCGGAGCGCCCACAGTGCAGTGCGATGCCCAGCTCCCGCCCGCCGGCGAACCACGCCGTGATCTGATCGACGTCGCGCGAGGACTTGCTTTGCCAGTCCTTGCCGACGATCGAGCCGGGCCACTTCGTGCCGGGTGAGACCGGGAGGATGAACAGCCCGGCCTCGATATAGAGCAGCGCGGCGTCGTAGACGGAGCAATCCGGGGGGATGTGAGGAATCTGCAGCGACTCGGTGCGTGGATCGGGCTGCGTGTCTGTCATAATGATCCTTGCTGGTAGGTCACTCGGGAGTGTGGATATCAGAGTAGACGAGGCCCGCGTGCTCCTAGAGCATACGGGCCTCGTCTCTTTTTCTGACAGGCTAGAACGGCGGCTTGCTGTCGTCGTCCTCGGCCAGGACCGGCCCACCCGCGAACGGGTCGGCAGGCTTCGGCGGCTGATAGGTCGCCGAGTACTGCTTGATCGCGTTGAACCGCTTGTTCTCGTGCGGCTTCTCCGACGCGAACGTCACCGTGCCGGTGCCCCCGGCCTCGAACCGCGCGCCTGCGTCGGCCTGAGCCTTGGCGAGTGCGCTGAACATGCTCGACGGCTTGCGCGCCCAGATGGAGCGCTTCTCGCCGTCGACCTCGACGACGAGCACGGCGCTCATCTTGGGGTTGCCGTCCGGCCACGCGGCCGGTTCGCCGGTCTCATAGTCGCGCGACTGGACGAGCTTGGCGGGCTCGACCACGGTGAACTTGTACGTCGTGCCGACCGGCGCGTTCGCGAACGAGAGCGACGGTGTGGACTCGGCATCGGCGAACGGGTCGATATCTTCTGGCATGTGTTGCTCCTGTTGTGTTGACGGTCGCCCTGGGCTCGTCAGCGCGCGGCCGGACGTGTGCCACGCGGACGCGGGCTGCCCCGCGTTTCGCCTTCTCAGCAGCTACACGAACTCTGGTGTCGCCCGCATCGGCGGCACTTCGGCTCCTGCGGGGCTGACGAAGATCCGTTTTTCCGCGCCATGGGTGTTGCTCCGTTTCGGGTATCTGGCCGCTGCCTTGCGTGCGGCCTTGCTGCGGCGGTGCACGCGGTGACCTCGGTTCTTGCTGCGGTTGGTCCGTCGGGTGTTGCCGTCGTGGTGCGGGATGGTGACCTCCTGGGGTGTGTGGTGTACCGCTGACGCTACCTTGTCTCTGGCTACAATGTCAAGCCTCGGATGCGATCTCCGCCTTGACGACGGCCATCGACGTCAGATACGGGATGCCGCATGGCCGCCAGATCTGCGCGGTGTCGAACTTGCCATCAAGCCACACCGCCCAGATCCGCGTGCGGTTGCGCGTGATACGCAACGCGATCGAATCGACCACGCGCGGCGGGCGGCCGGGCCTGGTGCCGCGTGCGTAGTTCACCCCGACCTCCCACCCGTGCTTGACGGCCAGGTCGCGCACCCTGCGCGCCGCCGAGCAGATCTCGGCCTCGTGCGCGGGCCTGGCGTGGATCTGCGGCTCCGGGTGCGACACCTCGGGTGCCTGGTCCCATTGCCGCGTAGGGATCTGGTAGCTACACATCGCGCGCCCCGTGCCTCACCGCGACGGCCGTCAGCGCGTCGAGCAACGGGGCCATGACGTAGTCCTCCTCCGTGAGCACCGCGTCACCGATGTAGGCGTCCTCGATCTCGATGTAGTTGGCCGCCGCGTTGACCGCATCGCGTAGCTCGGCGCGCAGCCCGGCCACGCCCCGATCGACGGTGGCGACGTGCCGGTCGGGCTTGCCCCAGAACGTCACCCTGGCATCGGCGATCCGCTCGTAGTAGCGGTCCGGATCTTCACCTTCGTGCTGGATCATTTGACTCCTCCTTTGATCAGCTCGCGCTTGGCCCGCGCGAGGCGTGTGTGTTCCTCGGTCCATATGTCCTTGCGTGCGCGCCACAGTGCTTCCAGCGCGGCTTCCGAGACGGCCTTGCCGATGGCGTCGCAGAGCTTCTGATCGGCGTCATCCTCCTTGCATCGGAAGCAGACCACCTCGCCATGCTGCAGCGGCGCGCCGCATCCGCCGCACGTGTGCGCGTCATGAGTGCAACGCGAGCAGCCCCGCTCCGGTGCAGGCTTGGCCGCCTCGACCGACTCCGCCAGCCGTGCCTCGATGTCATCGAGCGGGACGGCGAGGTCTTTGCGGTCACGCCAGATACGCACCTGCGCGGCCAGATCCGCCGCGTGCCAGCCCGCGTTGAGGTCCACCCAGTACAGCGTCGCCGTGCCCTCGCCGGCGGGGACGTGCACCAGCAGGCCCCAATCGTGCGACACGCCGAGATCGGTGCGCTCGCCGGTCGCGGGGTCGTAGAGCTTGCCGCGCGAGTAGATGGCGAGCTGCACGGCGTGCTCGGTGAAGTGCAGCTTGCCGGTCTTCACGTCGCCGACGACACGGACCGGCCCGCTTGGCATGCCGTACGTCGTGGTGGGATGCAGCTCGGCAGGCACCTCATAGATGTGGTCGAACGTCCCGGCCGCCCTGATCTCGTCACAGACCACGAACTGCTCGGCAGCCACTGTTGTGATGCCGGTTCGGTCCATGGCCGCGTAGTACGCCTGCACGTCCGCCTGCATGCGCTTCGGCACGTGCGAATGCAGCGAATGGATCGGCTCGTCCGGCTCAGTGAACGTGTGGATCGCGGTGCCGTAGTTCGCTTTGCTGTTGCATCCGCTGCGGTCGATGGCCGTCTCGATGATCGCATCGAGATCCTTGCTGCCGTACTCCTCACCGGCGGCCATGGCGGCCAGGTCCTCGTGACGGCCCATGGCGAGCGCGATGTGGCGCGCCTTCCACTTGGCGATCCCGCTGCTGTCGGTGAGAGCCGAGCAGAACGTCGACGCCCGGGTGTAGGGCACCGCGTCTCCGCCCTCGGGTGGGACGATCATCGGCCGGTCGTAACGGTCGCGGAGGATCAGGTCCGCCACCTCGAATGGGTCAGTCATAGAGGTCTCCTATCTTGTCGAGCCACGACTGCAACCGCTCGATGCCGTGTGCGACGAACGCGCGGCAAGCCTTGCAGTCGTCATGGTTGTGGTGAATGCACTCATGGTTGCGTCGCTGATGCCGGTGGCGAACATCGGACATCGGCGCGCCGCACATGCAGCGCCCGGTAGTCACGTCTCCTCGCACCGATGCGTGCGCCGGGGGGCTGAGCGGGTCGATGCCAGCGCGCCGAGCGACGGCCACGCGGGCACCCACCCGATGCGCGGGCCTTTGTCGATCCAGAGCCGCGACTCGAGCGCCAGCTCGAGCGCTTCGGTGGTAACCGGTGCGACGTCAAGTACGCAGTGCAGGCCCGAATCCGGGTCGAGCACCGAGTCGACATCGACGCCGCACCGGCGGCAGGTGGTGCGCCGCATGACCGGCGCGTTCTGCGGGTAGTTGCTGCGTCGCGGTGCCATCACTTCTCCCGCCAATCGGACCACGTCTCGCCGCAGTCACGGCAGCGCTTGAACGTGTGGACGAGCATCTTGGTGATGCCCATGTGCTCGGACACCTGCACGTGCACATCGACGTGACGGCACTTGCTCGGCTTCGGCTTATCGCGCTTGCCCATAGCTCCCCCGATCGAACGCATACTCGATGATGTCGGCTCGCAGGATGCCGAGCCGGAACCCGGTGGCGACGGCGTGCGCCGCGTTGCTGACCCGCATCCGCCGGTACAGCGCCTTGCGGTGCGTGCGGATCGTCTCCTCTGAGAGGTAGAGGACGTGAGCCATGTCCTCGACACTGGCCCCGTCGGCCAGGAGCTTGAGCACCGTGACTTGGCGTGCGGTGAGGTTCATCGCCACGCCATCAGCACGGGAGCCTCGCCGCACCATTCCCTGGTGGCCGCGATGTGGACGTAGGCACCGGGTCGGTCGTGGTCCGCCCATCCCTTGCTGGCGGACAGCGTGACGACCTGGGAGTCGTCGGCGATGACGACGCCCGTGATGGCGTCCAGGACCGCGCGTGCCAGCTTGTCGACGTCCGCGCGGTTGCGGGACACCGGGCCGACGGCGGGCGCGGTGGCCTTGAGCGTGGCCGCGTTGCGACCGGTGCCGTAGTGGCTGCGCGGCCTGGCGAACAGGAAGGCAATCTGCACGATGACCGGCGCGTCGTGCAGGTCCGAGTAGGGCACTGGGCCTACCGCTGCTGCGGCCGCCGCCCGCACGTCGCTACGCCAGCTCGGCAATGCCTTGCTGGATTCGACCATCTGGCCGTTGCCGACGTAGCGTTTCGACCCTTGAGGTGCAGGTACGCCGGGTACATCGAAGCTGAGAGATGTCATGGGAGTGTGGCCTTTCAGTGTGAGATGGCGGTCAGGACGAGTGCGGTTGCCACGAGCACGAAGAGCAGGTTGAACGCGAGGCCGTACATCACGCCGCCTCTTGGCAAAGCCGGACGCACCCTGCGATGAGGTCCTGCTCGGCGTCGTGCAGGTCCCACTCGGCGTCGAACTCCACGTCATCGAGGTGCCCGAACACCAGCTCGGCGAGTCGGTCGAGCAGGATCTCAGCGAGCCGGCGGATCATCGTTCGAATCCTTCGGCCTCGGTGGCGTGGCGCTGGGCTTCCTCGGCGTGGTACTCCGCCTTGATGCGGGCGAGCGCGGCGCGTGCCACTCTCTCCGCCTCACTGTCCTTGTCGCGGGCGGCGCGGGCCACGGCAGCCCTCGCGTCCGTGAGTCGTTTCTGTATGTCGGCCATCGTGACCTCCTGGTCGGTGTCTGTTGAGGGCAACGCTACTTGGCTCTTGCGTCAGAGTCAAGGCCCGTGCTAGCGTTGCCGTCAGAAACAGCAAACCTCACACTCCCAGGAGAAACACCATGAACGAGACGAACGGCGAGCGCGGCACCGCCGAGCTACTGCACGCGAACTGCGAACACTGCGAGGGGCTGATCAGGCAGGCCGTCACCATGGCCACGACCACCGGTCACCGCGCCGGTAAGGTCGTCAACTATGCCTACGGCAGGCAGCACTGGGCACGCTGGACGCGGGACCTGGTGCAGCGATGACACTTCCGGAGATCCCCTGCCCGCGCTGCCAGCGCATCGCTGCCGCGCTCATCGACGGCCTGCACCGCATACTTGAGCATCATGGCCTCACCGATCGCCTCACCGTTGTCTCGGACGAGATGCTGGCCGACCAGGCCATCCGACGTATCGAGCATGCGGCGCAGTGCCACCCGCAGAAGTCCTAGCCTTGTCTCTTGCGTCAAGGACAAGGACCATGCTATGCTTGGTTCTAGACACAGAGACAGACTCCCGAAGGGCTCCGAAATGACCAAGCGCATCGACTGGATCACCCGCCTCTGGGCGGCGCTCTTCCTCGCAGTGGTGGCCGGCGTCGGCGCGGTGGCGCTCGTCTCCTACGACCAGTACTACGGCGGCGGCCACACGGCACCGCTGGTCGACTCGGGCAACAAGTTCCGCGACATCGGCCCGGACCACTTCATCTACCAGCCCGCCGAGCCCGGTGCGGCCAGGAGCTTCCCGGAGGGATCGCTGTGATGCTCCGCTTCCAGTCCGGCCAGATACTGCGCTACCGAGGCAAGTGGCGCTACGTGGTCGGGGGCACCTACAAGGGCAACGTCTACCGCATCCGCGCGACGGACAGTCTCGGACTCGCCACGCAGACGCTGCTCACCGAGCGCGGCAGGTTCTACCCCGACGGCACCACGATCACCCTGTTCGACACGCTCACCGGAGAGGCGTACTGAGATGACCCGACGAGTCCAGATACTGCCGTGGGAGTGCATGCTCCCAAGCTGCACAGAGGATCGGCCCCAGGTCTTCCTGTGGCGCGACCGAGTGTGGTGCCGGTGCCAGATGTCCGCCGCCGACAGAGAGGCGCTCAGGCGCGACGCCAGGCAGGACAACGAGGACGCCGCGCGGCATGCCTCCGACGCCACTTGGCTCCTGGGTAGGACGGCATGAGCGCACGCAAGCGCACCATCCTCGACTGGGGGCCGCTGCCCATCGACCTCTACCCCCCGCGCCTCACCGACCCGAGGCCATGGCCGCCGCCAGTCGGCAGGCATCGGCCACACGGCAAGCGCACCCACGTGCGCGACATGACCGACGAGATCCAACCGCCGCGCCGCTTGGCGCCGTGGGTCCATACCACCGGCTACGCGCTGCTGTTCGTCGGCGCGCTGCTGATCATGATCGGAGTAGCGATATGAGCGAAGAGACATCCTGGGCGTCGATAGCCGCAGAGGTCACTCTGGAGGCGAAGTGGGAGCCCACCGTGCAGCGGGTCTGCATTGACGGCCTCGTCGGCGACTACCGCACGCTGGGTATCCAGCTCACCCCGAAGCAGGCGCGTGCGCTGACCGCCGACTTGGCCATCGCACTGACCGTAGCCGAATCGCAGGGCATGGGTGAGGCGTAATGGAACTGTCACCTGGCGAGCAGGACGCCCGCACGGCAAGCGCACCCACGTGCGCGAGATGACCGGCCAGATTTCAACCGCCGCGCCGACTGGCGCCGTGGGTCCACACCACCGGCTACGCGCTACTGTTTGTCGGCGTGCTGCTGATCATGATTGGAGTAGCGATATGAACGAGGGAACGTCCTGGGCGTCGATGGGCATGAACCTCGCGCTGTCGGCGAGCTGGCAGGCCAGCGTCGAGTCCGTCTGCATCGACGGCATCTTCGGCCACGCGCGGCCGTTGGCGCTGATGCTCACCCCGGAGCAGGCCACCGACCTGGCGAAGCAAATGTTGATCGCTGTAGCTGAGTCTCAGGGTGCCCCGCTGGGCGGCAAGGCATAATGGATCTCGCCAAGATCAGGCTCCCCGGCGTCGACAACGAGCTGACCGTGTTCGCCACCGAGGAGGAGCAGGTCAAGGCCCGCCGCTACCTCGCCCGCCACGCCGATGACGCCGAGCTGCTCTGCGACATGCTCGGGCTCGGCGAGCTGCCACCGCGCTGCCCGGAATGCGGGCACCGGTTCTGCATCTGCCCGAAATAGAAGCCTCCCCCCGCTCCGTGCCAACACGACAACTCGTGTCCTTTGGGCTGCACACGGAGCGGGGGGAACCATCCCACCTCACACCCGACATGGAGACAGAACAGTGTCAACACCTTACGCCACCGCGCCGACGTGCGTGCGCGGATGTGGCCGCCCACGCCGAGCACGCAAGCTGTGCGCTGCCTGCTACTCGCTGCTGCGCCGGACCGGCGACCTGTACGATTACCCGGCCAGTGTTCGCCGCGCGGTCGACGTCGCCGAGGATTGGGAATTCCTCCGCCGTGTGGGCGTGTCGCGCAAGGATGCGGCCGCGCGAATGGGGATGACCGATATCGCATTCGAGAGGGCGCTGTACCGCGCCCGTGTCTATGAGAGGAGAGCGGAGTGCTCGCCGTCCGCTGGGCTGCCCGCAACCCGGACCTGATCATTCTCGCCGCGGTGTTCCTGCTCTTGCTACTGTGATCGGTGCGCCCGGCCCCGTTGTCCGCGCTACGGGGCCGGGCGTCCTTGCGCCTAGCGTTCCTCGCACAGCAGCGTGAAGCTGCGCTCGTCGGTCCGGCCACCCGTGGTGACGACCCGGTTCGTGACGCGGTAGCTCGTGCCCGCCTCGCCGCCGGACAGCCATACCGTGGTCAGCGTGCCGGTGTTGTCGGTGATGCCCTGCGTGAGCCCGACCGGCACATCCCAAGTCGACGTGGTGATCGTCTCGCCATCGGCAAGCCACTCGGACCAGTCGCGCGAGTAGTCGAGCACGGCATCCGGGTCATGCTTGAACATCGCTACAGGCGCGGCCATCTCAGAATCTCCTGGGTTCGGGGGGTGTCGGAACGGTGCGCGACTCGGCACTCATGACTACTGTACGTGTCTCGGCGCTCACGATGACGATCCTCCATGGGGGTGTCACGGTTCTGTCCGCGCGGCCGACCGCAGCCACGGCCAGCTCGAGCACAACGGCAGCCGTTGCGGAGTGCGCAACGTCGCCGGTCGGCGAGGTCGCCAGGGTGAGAACGATGGCCGCCGTGGCGGACGGCCGCGTGCCCGAGGTCGGCGACACCGCGACGGCAAGCGGGACGTCGGCGCTCGCTTGCGGGATCGTCGCGCCGGTCGCGGCCAGGCTAAGCGTGAGCGGGATGTCGGCCGTCGCGCTCGCGCCCCCCACGCCAGGGGCAGAGCCGGTCGCGGCCACCGCCAGCCCGAGCGGGACGTCAGCCGTTGCGGAGTGCGCAACGTCGCCGACGGGGTCGACGGCGAGCGCGAGCGGGATGTCGGCCGTCGCGGACGGGGTGGCGCCGCCACCGCCGAGCGTGTAGTCGAACGTCAGATCCGGGTCGGTGACGACGGTGGTCCCGGTGAGCGACACCTGGTCGGCACCGTTGCCGGTGATGTCGGTGACCGGCGACGTGATCGCAGCCTGATTGAACGCCCACAGCGCGGACGGCGCGGCGTCCACCCAGCTCTGAAGGGCTGTATCCAGACCCGCCGCCTCGA